TGAAAGAACTACCTTACACCGACAAGGCACGCGACAAGTTGATATCTCGTATGCCACCTGAGGTACTGCCCGTGAAACTACTTGATTGAGGTACACCATGAAAGTGTCGTTCCCTTTGGTTGCAGAATCCAATATCAATATGTACGGAGTTAGCGATCAACGCGCTGGTCGATACTCCCAGCAGCGCCTACCTAGCGATGAAGAACTCGAAGAAATCGAGAAGCGTCGTGCTGAGGAAGAAAAGAAGAAGGAAGAAGAAAAGAAGAAAGCCAAGCCAGTGAAAGCACCCGAAGACGGCGAAGAAGAATCGGATGAAGAAGACGGAGACGATGCTGACTCAGAAGACGATGAAGGCGCCGACGATGAAGGTGGAGAAGAATCTGACGAAGAAGTCGAAGACAGTGAAGAAGAATCCGAGGAAGACGGAGACGAGGAAGTAGATGAGGAAGAAGCCGAAGCGTCTTCCTCTGTAGGTCGCAAGCGCATTCCTCGCGAATGACTACATAACCTATGGCCGTAACCAGTAGAGCTTTGCCGAGTTCACCTGATTGTGCTATACTATAGTCAGCAGGTAATTCACGCTCGCACATTATTGGTTACGGCCATATGTTACATTCAGAACTGTAAACGTCATTCATCGATAGTTCGAGGTCATTCTCCGATGCGCAACTTAAAGATTCTGGTCGTTGTTCCAAGTAATGCCGCCATCCAAACTACACAAATGAGTTCCGATTGTGACGTGATTGTGGTGCGCAACTTGGAAGAAGAGGCACATCGAGTTCGTGGCTGGTCCATCTATCGCGTAATGTTGATCGGACTCACGGAGCGCGAACTGAACCCAATGATACATGACGCATACCTGTTCTCAACCGCAGACTATGCTACCAAATACGGTCAACGACCGAAGCTACAAACATTATGAGCAATCAGGCACCTTCGGGTGCCTTTGTCGTTTCTATTCGTCGCTTATTTGTCGAACTGTAAACTAACCTAAACCACCTTACGCAACAGACTGTGAGAACAAACATGGCTAAGGAAAAGAAGAAGTCGGCGTCACAAGACGGCTTCATTATCGCGGAAGCCTTGGATGGTATCCGGCTTGCACCAACGATGTATTTGGGCAATCTAGGCCACGACATGGCTTACCGCGTTATCAAAGAAGAAGTTGACAACGCATACGACGAATCCATTGCTGGTCGTAACAACTTGATCGAAGTCATCATCGATTACGACAATGACATTCACGTTGTGGCTGACGGTGCCGGTGGTATCCCTACTGACTATAAGAAGCTCAAGGATGGTTCGAAAGAAACCATCATGACGGCTGCGTTCACTCGTACCCATGCTGGTGGTAAGTTTAACGACAAGTCGTACAAGACCTCGGCAGGTACTCATGGTGTGGGTGTTGCTGCGGTTAACGCAGTGTGTGAAGAACTGCGCGTCTGGAGTATGTACAACGGCAAGTGCGCCTTCCAGTCGTTCTCGAAGGGTGCCATCACTTCGAAAGGCAAAGACCCGATCAAGGTCAAATCCATCGACAAGGACGTGCTGGCACTTCTCACAAAGAAGCAGTCCAAGTACGGTACCGTTATCGCCGGTAAGCTCGATCAGACCGTCGTGTCTGAGTCTGCTCGTCGCGGTAAAGAGCTTCCGAAGAACTACGTTCACGCAGAGCCACAAGCCAAGCCGATCGCCAAGTGGTTGAAGAACATGGCGAATCTTAACCCAGGCTTGGAGATTCGCTTCTCGGTCATCAAGAACGGCAAGCGCAAAGACTTCGTGTTCCTCAACAAGAAGGACCTCGCTTGGGTTCCGAAAGCGATGTGTGAGGAACGCGAACTCGGTATGCTCGGCAAGCCCCTGACGTACAAGAGCGATCACATCAGTTGCACCGTTGTTTGGGCTGATCACCCTGACGCGGACAACTTCCTGACTTTCGTGAACACCAGCCCTACAGTTGACGGCGGTTGGCACGTAACTGGATTCACCGCAGCATTGGCGGCTGCAATCAAAGAGTACATGCCTGCGAACAAGAAGAAAGGCAAAGGCCTTGGCTTCAACCAGAGCGATCTGCTCATCGGTCTGACTGGTATGTTTGACTGGCGTATGCACGGCGCTCAGTACACGTCGCAGGTGAAAGACAAGTTGGCATCGAAAGTGGACCGTGAAGTCTACGACGAAATGCTGCCTGTGTTTACCGACTATTTCAAGAAGAATAGCAAGGTTGCCAAAGCAATCATCAAGCGTGCCCAAGTAATGAACAAGGGCCGCGAAGACCTTGCCGCTGTCGTGAAGTCGATGGCAGAAGTCAACAAGAAGAAGAAAGGCAGTGTCTTGCCTGCCACTCTCGCAGTTGCAAACAAAGCCAAACCTCATGAGCGCGAACTGTTCTTGGTGGAAGGTGACTCCGCTGCAGGTACCGCGATCGATGCACGCAACTCTGACTATCAGGAAGTGCTCGGTGCAGGCGGTAAGCCGCTCAACGCACTGAAAGCACCACTGTCCAAAGTACTGGCGCACGAAGAAGTTCAGAACATGCTTATCAGCCTCGGTGCTGACGTGAAGACGTTGGACCCGAAAGCAGAGAACCCTGTGTTGTCCACAGACAATCTGCGAACTGCAAACATCATCTTCCTTGTCGACCCTGACCCGGACGGCGGCCACATTGCTGTGCTGTTCCTCGCCGCAATCTACCGCTTGCTGCCCAACTTGTTCAAAGAAGGTCGAGTGTGGTGCGTCGAAGCTCCTCTCTACGCTGCGCTCCATGAAGGCAAACTTTACGGCGGAATGACATTCGAGGAATGCCGCGCTAAAGCTCCGAAGGCTGTGAAAGACAAGAACATCGTTCGTATCAAAGGTTGGGGTGAAGTCGATGAGACATACCTCGAGCCTATCGCGTTCGACCCGAAAGTTCGCAAGCTCATCCGCATCAACCCGTTCGAGAACGTAGAACAGGAAAAGTTTTTCCGTGGTGTTGTTGCCGAGGACGCTGTATATCGCCGTCGCCTGTTGGGTTTGGCAGACTAAGGAATAATCATGGCTAAGAAAGTTAAGAAGGGCGGTGACACCAAGATCGACGTTAGCGGAGACGTTAAGGTCAAGCGCAAGAAGGGTAAGAAGGGCAGCGGCGAACTCAAGCAAGCTCTCGACGCAATCTCGCGCTTCCCCATGAACAACCAACCAGCAGAGACCATCATCGATCGTGGTCTTGCCGAGTTCTCCGAGGACGCGCTGCGTCTCTACGGTAGCTACGTGGTTGAAGATCGCGCAGTGCCTGACTTCCGTGACGGATTGAAGCCTGTTCACCGTTCTCTGCTGTGGTCACTTGCTGGCTTGGGGCTTCGTCCTGATAAAGGGTACAAGAAAGCTGCACGTACTGTCGGCGACACCATCGGTAAGTTTCACCCTCACGGTGATGCGGCTGCTTACGGTGCGATGGTTACAATCGCCAACACGATGCCACCTGCTGTAGACGGCCAAGGAAACTGGGGCACTCCGATCAACCCGGCTGCTGCTCAGCGTTATACCGAAGCACGCATGAGCAAGTTCACGCACAAGTTCCTGCTAGATCCGAAGTACCTAGATGTTGTACCGAAGATTCCAAACTTCTCTGGTGACGACACGATACCGCTGTATCTGCCCGCTCTGCTACCGTATGCGCTGTTCAATGGCAACGTGCCTGCGCCTGCATATGGTGTCAAGGCCGGTAACCCCAGCTTCTCGTTCAAGTCGGTAGCCAAAGTCGTTACCGATATGTTGAAGGGTAAAGAGTACAGCGCCAAGAAGCTGGCTAAGGTTCTGGAGATTCAGCACGCATTCGGCTGTCTCGACGTGACGGATGAAGACGCATACCTGGAAATGCTTGCCACTGGTAAAGGCAACATCACATATGCGCCGATGATCGATATGGATTTCAAGAACCGTATCATCAACATTCGCTCGTTCGTACCTGCTGGCCTGAGTTCGATCAAACAAATCGACAAGACACTGGAGAAGATCGTTTCTCTGAATGGGGTCAAGAAGGCCTACTCCAATCAAGGTAAGAAGTCGAAAGGTTCTGGTCCATACGGTGCTCTGTTCGTTGTTGAGTTGCAGCGCAACACGGACGAAGATCAGTTCAACGACATTATGGAGAAGGTCGAGTCTCTGGTGACGAACACCGTCAACTATCGACTCGGTATCACCATTCGTAAAGCTGACGATGCCAACGCATTCAAGTATCTGAGCTACGTCACCTTCTTCAAGGCGTGGATTAAGTACCGCGTTGCACTCGAACTCCGTTTGATCAAGTCTCTGATCGTCAAGGCTGAGCGCGATCTGCACATCAATGAGGTCTACCTGTTCGCGGTTGAGAACATGGAGAAGCTACTCAAGGTGTTGCCGAAAGTGCTTGTGTCTAAAGACCCAGATGCTGCTCTCGCCAAAGCATTAAACATTCCAGTCGAAGACGCCATCATTATCCTAGATCGGAAAGTTCGTCAATTGTCTCGTATGGAAGCCGATGATCTGAAAGCCAAGATCAAGGACCTGAAAGACGAACTCAAGCAACTCAACAAAGACCTGAAGGCACCAGGTGATCGCGCAGCCCGTGATACCGAAGCTCGGGTCAAGTCTTACCTCAAATCGCCAGACAAGAACAAGTCTGGATTGGAGTTCTGATATGTCGAAGAAGCCGATGATCGAAGTCGATGATTTCATTGACGGTCATTTCGGAGAACATCAGTATGCGCGGTGGGTACTCAATCACTTTCGATTGCCTGCCGCGTTAAAGATGGACTTCGAGCCTTTCATGAAAGACCACAAGCTGTTCTGCACGTATGAAGGTACCCGTTACCGCGTGACTGGTGCTAGTCGCTTTGGTGATATTTGGTTGGCTACCGATTTCGAGCGTACCCACGGGTATGATCTTCGTGTTAACCTTGCAGAAGTAACTGACTGGGGCCCAGCGCCGTAAAATCATGCCGTTAAATCCCGAGTGTATGTTTAAAGTTCGAGAGTGCTTGCACGATATGAATCTCAGAAAACCACCACTAAGTATGCACACAGTGGTTGGCGGAAACTTTGTTGTTCGCGCTCGGGATATGAAGCCAGTTCGCATTAGTGAGCTGGCTATCACCCATTCTGCTAACCACCTACATAGACTACTGACCCCAACTGGCGAACGTGAAGTGTGCATCCAGATAGGGCAGTTTCAAACAAAGGGAGTTGCACTGCGCTTCCGCGACTCAAACGGAAACCCACACAGCTTCACCACCAGTCTCGACTTGGTCCGACTGGATGCGCTGTCTGGTATTCGACCTGAGTGCGGTTGTGTATTCAACGCGCTGCATCTTGTTCGCGGTGAGCAACAGTTTGAGCACCTGACTTTCGAGAAGATTGTCAATCAAACCATTGAGCATTATGTGTACACGATGACGCCTGGACCTATTTACCTCGGTGCAGGCAAGCGTCCTCTGTTTCTACCATTTGAGGTAACCTAATGATTTACGTTCACGATAATCCGCAGAAGCTGGAGTACAACGCTCTACTCTACGTGTTCATGCGCCAGTGGTACACACCTGAACTGCCGAACCACACATTCAAAGGCGACACTTGGTTCAAAGTGCCTGCAATTCGCACTGAGACTATGGACAAGGTAAGCTACACCATTATCAACCTCAAGCTGGAAATGAGCGCGATGATGATCATCAGTGACAACGGTCGCCTGATGAAAGCTAATCGTGTCAATCTGGATCAGAAGGTTGCACCGCATCAGATCGAGCAGATTCACGAGGAAGCCTTCGACATTCCGGCCTGGGAGAAGGCAAATCAGCAAGCCTTCCCGTATGACCTGATGTTCAACAGCGCAGAGGTCAACCGACGTTATCGTGCGTTGAATGGTACGTCCACCAATGCGTACTTCTCCATTGACAGCAGCAACTCACTGTTCAAGGAGATTAAGAAGACGGTATCGCCAAAGCCGTGTAACTGCGGCAAAGCTCACTATCTGGGGTGACAGATGCGACTGATTCAGAAAGCCAAAGCGTTGCTGGCGCTGCACCGCAATCGCAACATCGGCGATTACATGGACAGGTGGTACATCATCCCGCCTGAGTGGAATCTGCCAATCTGCATTCGCCTTCACCACATCAAGCTGGTGGATACCCGCATCCACCACAACCACCCGTATGAGTTCAAGTCTGTCGTGCTCAAAGGTTGGTACGATGAGGAGCAGGTTGTGCGAGTGCCGCAGTGTGAGTGCCAGCAGGTGCTGACTCGCATAGTCCGCCACTATGCGTTCCGTCCACACTTGATCGAACGCAAACGCTACCATCGAATCGTGCGTATGCCAAAGGCTGGCGTGTGGACTGTCATCGTCCATCCGCGCAAACCCAAAGAGTACGAATGGGGTTATCTGGATGAGAACGGCAAGCACATTCCACAGGAGCAGTACAAGCGACCACGTGCTTTCGCCTCGCAGAAGAACATCGACATCGGCAACGTGACACAATAACCCGAGGAGGTTCGTATGCTCAATCTTGACCACCGATTGTGACGCTCTTGTCACTTTCGGAGAGCCGACATGAGTCGTACCGTAAAAGGAAGCAAAGGTTGTGGGTTTGATTTCTGGAGCCGTCGTCCACATAGCAGTGGAGGACACGGTCGCATGGTGAAGACGTTCTGCCATAGAGTCGAACGCCGCCAGAGTAAAGACCTCGTTAGATACGAACTCGACAATCTGTAGTACGAGGAGCCTGGCCATGTGTCGGGCTTTTTCGTTTACCTTGCCTACAATCATAACCATTAAGGCCATTGTACGACTGTTCGCAGCTATGCTATAATGAGAAGGCAGAAGCACGACGCTTCTATATCATTATGGTTATGTACTTAGATGAGGTTTACTATGATTGCAGTAAACGCTCAGGATAAGTCGGAATTTGTTATCTGGCGTACTGTAAACGATACAGAACGGTACGCCGTGTACGACAAACAAGCGAACCTATGGAACCTAGTGTAAGGAGCTCCATCGTGAAATTGGACATTAAAAAAGTTTGTGAATTGAAAACGGAAGCCAGTCTGCTACGAATGTGTCGAACCGTTCGGGCAGCTCCTGTACCGCGCAGTTCAAAAGATTTGAGGATTCCCTTTGGTGCAACCGGTGAGCTGCTTGTACGTGAGGACAGCAGAACTCCCAATAAGGTACTGCATCTGTCCGTGTACAAAGATCGCCGCGAGGACACTCGCATGGTGATGTTCAAAAGCGGCAATGAATCGATGTTTAATCTGCCTTCATTTGAAGCGCCGAAACATTGTTGGTTGGTTGTTGCATTATATGGTACAGAAAACGCATTCCTCAACGCATTATTCGTCGGTACATTCAACGAGTGTTTGAACAAACTGTTTGATTTCAATCTGTCGTTCTTGCAGAAGGAATATACGAATCGTTTGGTGTCTCAAGGTTCCAACATCTTGTTAAATAGCCGCCAGAAACTTCTCGATGACATGGCGCAGGAACTTTCCGAACTCGAACGTGCCTATGAACATTCCGTATCCTTTGTTCGCAATAAGTACCGCACGCAACTCAGCGAACTAACCGCCCTCATCGATACTGCACAGGCAGAAGCGGATAAGAAGGAGAAAGCCAGCTACAGCTTCGAGCTATCTGGTTATCCTGAGAGCAAACAATACAACTCGTTCAAAGAAGCTCGGCGCGCACATTCTCGCCGCAACGTTCCTGAAACTGCCTGCGTGATGTATCGCCACTCCGGTAAGAAGAAAACCAAGTTCGCCAAATGGTTGTTGGCGGATCGAATCTGGAATATCCTGTAAGGACACGCCATGAAGACCTTGTTCGCATCCGTGTTGTTTGCACTGTCGAGTGGTGCAATCGCAAGTCAGTCTATGCCAGTTATTTTCACTGGCGACTATCCCGTGTCGATCTATGAGGATACGTTGCCAAAGAACTCCATCGTGTGTAAACACAAGGACACAGTTATAGCACTTACTCGATACGCTGGTAATAAAGACCAGAGGTCTTTCAATGCGTTAGCTAATCAATCACTAGAGAACAAAGAGTGTTTGATTATGGAAGAAGACCTGCGCGTGAATGTAGACGCAATGGTTCCAGTTCCAACTAATAACGGCCTACTTTTCGTTGTGCGTTTGTCCAAGATATTCTGGGCTGGTGCCAACTATCTGCCCAAGACAGCGGAACATACGATCAAGTGGCGTGAACGTGCGTGGTACGACTAGATGAAAATAGCTGTCATCCTAATATTGTCGTTGGTGACCTATCAAACTCCAACGCCGACCTTCGTCAAAGCTGAAGGAGTTGCGTGTAAGACTCCTTCGCTTTGGTACAACTACATGGTTCACTCATCAAACGAAAACTTCAAAGAGTTGCGCTTCCTCACGCTATCTCAACGTTGTGTGTACCAAGCCCCAGGTGAGGTTAAAGTTCTGACGCGTAATGGCAAATACGTTATGATAGAAGGTAACGATAAGCGTCACCTGTACATACCAGAGGGATACCTGATCGAATGAAACTATTAGTCTTCGATGGCTCCAACGTGATGATGCGTGCCTTCTTTGCGGTCCCGCCTCTTACGACTTCGAAGGGATTTCATACAAACGCCATCAAAGGAACCATCAATATAGTTGTGAGTCTAATACTACATCACCAACCAACTCACGTTGCGTTTGTGATGGATAGACCACACAAGACCCACCGCCATCGAATATATCCTGAGTACAAGGGTAACCGCGAGAAGAACGAAGAACAAAGCGCTCGGCTAATACCACAGCGTAAACCGCTGTTCGATCTATTGACTGCCATGGGCATCAAGGTCGTACATAAGAAAGGCGTCGAAGGTGATGATATACTGGGTACGCTGACTCGGATGTTTGTCGATGCAGGCGGTTCCGTAGATATCGTTAGCAACGATAAGGATTTCGCTCAGCTTCTTGGGAAGAAGGTTCGGTTGTTGCGCTATCATCACGATATGAAGGAATATGTCCGTGTCACACACAAGAACTGTCACCTGCACTACGATGTTGAGCCTCACCGAATCATCGATATGATGATCATGCAGGGCGACAAGATTGACAACATTCCCGGAGTCAAAGGGATTGGTCCTGCCGCGATCAAGAAGTTACTGGCTACCTGCTCCCGTATTGAAGATGCCGACACGTCGGTATTAAACAAAGCGCAGCAAGCTGCCTTCGAAGCTGCAAGGCCTAGATTCAGATTGGTTCGCAGGTTGGTTACTATCCACACTTCGATCATACCGTACAACATCGAAAAGTTGATCCCGACTAAGCCGGACGAAAAGCGCATTCGAGCTATCTGCAAAGCACTAGAAGCCAGCGCGATACGGGAGACGGTCTTTAGGTACGTGAGATACCTAAACTAAAAGAAAAACCATTATAGCCATTGCACGACTGTTCGCAGCTATGCTATAATAGACACGTAAGCGAAACCCAGCATACGCATTAGTGGTTACGCTGCTAGTTAAGGTTTACGAAGTTTGCACAAATTCAGTGGCTTGTATCGAGCCACTCCGTGTGTGCAGCCTGTACACAAACACCAACATGAAGGAACTATGAAGATGACCTCCAAGAACACTGCAAAGATCGAACTGGCTCTGACTTCCGCTAAGGCTGCGAACACCGCACTGACTCGCGCTACCCGCGAACACAAGTCGGCAATGCGTGCCTACGAAAACCTGCAAAAGCGCCTCGACGGTGCTCTTGCTACTCTGCAGGAATCGACCGCAACTGTTGAAGCCAAGCTCAAGGCTGCACTCGCTGCGCAGAAACAACTGGACGCCGCAGAAGCCAAGCTCGCCAAGGCTCCGAAAGCGCCCAAGGCTGTCAAAGCTGCTCCGACTGTTACTGCTCGCACCACTGGCAAGATTGCAGACGGCAAAGTACAACCGAAAACTACCAAGCCGGCCGCTGCTCCGAAAGCACCTCGCGTGCGTGCAACAAAGTCTGCTGTTGGGCAGCCTGAGAAGAAAGCATCCACATCGAAAGCTGCCGCTCCTGCAGTTCGCCCAAGCCCGTACTTGAGCCGCATGCTGAGAAGCGAGTCCAGTAAAACTCTCTGAGTTCAACTCTGCTTACTAACAAGGAGCAAACAATGTCAACACAGGATTTTGTGCTGATGGAGTGCCAAGAAGACGAAGATCAAGCGGCACTTGCACGTCAGATCATGCTGTTGGAGCGTCACATTCACGGGCACCCGACAACTACTCGGACCCCGTCTGCGGCCAAAGCAGAACGCCGTAGTTCCAAGAATGTACCTCTCGATGACATTCCGACTTCGCGTAAACCGAAGCCCGCTCATCGGCTTGTGTGGCGGTAATTACCATCGGACGTAACAAAAAGTGGACCTTCGCGGTCCACTTGCCCTTTCTGGAGATACGGAAATGCAAAAACTACTCGCTGCTCTGCTGTTCATTTCTCCGTCTGTGTTTGCAGACTACTACCTTGTAGAAATTCCATCTAACACCATGGCTACCTTGGTGCTGGAACAAAACGTACCCATGCCTGCCTTCGCAGAGGTCGACTCTGGGTACGTTCGCGGAATCGTTGGGGATGATACCGAATACACCTCGACGTATGTTGAAAACGCGCACGACCTATTCGGTATCAGTAAGTCTACGTTTCAGCGCTTGAAAGCACAATGTGGCGCGGTGACGTTGGCTTGTGTCCAACAGACCCTCGATGATCCAGGTCATGGCAAAGCGACGTTTAACTAAAAAGCAACAAATAGCGGCACGACAAAAGGCACTTCGGGAGGAAGCGCTGTGCCGCAAGTTGAGTAAGGAATTAGAACCAAGTAAGCGTGCAACGGTTGCAGTCACTGCAATACCAAAATACGAGTACGACGACCCGTCACAAGCTCGAAGTTTGCCTTCCGCAAAGAAGGCAAAGCCAACACAAACAGGACGCAAGCGTAAGTACGACGATGACCCAGAACTAGCTGCCCGCGAAGCTCTGGCGCAAAAGGAAATCGAACGTAAGAAAAAACGTCTTGCACCCGCGTACGCAAAAGGACCCGTCATGTATATAACGGATGGTGTAGACTTAACCACTCTTGGTAAGAAGAATTAGTTTTCGTTTTGGCAACGTATGCCAATCTTTGGGCAATCTGATCATCTTCTTGTCTTTGAAGATGACAAACCACGCGACACGCTTGCCCATGAGTTCGGCCAGCTTTGCCTTAGCTTGATTCTTTTTAAAGTCCAGCATCAAGGTATAATCCGATTTAACTTCTACGTAGGTATGGTTGGTCGCTATATAAAAGTCGGGAGCAAAAAACAAGTTTTCGTCTTCTATGGGGATGAATCTTTTATCAAACTGAGATATGAC